TGGCTTCGGTGCATTCTTCACTGCGCTTGGTGCAGTAACAGCATATATTCAAAGCTTGTTTGCACAAGCTATTACTATTGGCACTGGTGGATATATCAAAACCTCTGGCTATGCGGAAGATACCACAGGCTTCCCCACGAGCGGATTCAAATTCCCCTATGACGGGATACTTCGGGCTGCGGGTGCAAAACTGGACATTGCTGAAATAAGAGGGGTAAAGTGGTCGGGGGCCTCTCAGATGGGGACAGGATTGACTATTTCTGGGATAGGGGCACCTGCTCTTACCGCTCTTAATTCAACAGATGTAGCGTTTATTGATAGTACAAATATGTCTTTACGTACTTATCGCTGGAATGGAAGCACGTGGGCTCAAGTTGGGACTGGTTTAACTATTACTAATGCAGGTATCCCCGCACTTGCCACACTCAATTCTACCGATGTAGCGTTTATTGATAGTACAAATATGTCTTTACGTACTTATCGCTGGGATGGAAGCACGTGGGCACAAGTTGGCTCTGGTTTAACTATTTCTGGTATAGGCGTACCGGTTCTTACTGCGCTTAATTCTACCGATGTAGCGTTTATTGACACCATTCTTGATTCTCTTCGCACTTATCGCTGGAATGGAAGCACGTGGACTCAAGTTGGGACTGGTTTAACTATTACTAATGCTAATCGTTCTGCGCTTGCCACACTCAATTCTACCGATGTAGCGTTTATTGATAGTACAAATATGTCTTTACGTACATATCGCTGGGATGGAAGCACGTGGGCTCAAGTTGGGACTGGTTTAACTATTACTAATGCAGGTATCCCCGCACCTGCCACACTTAATTCTACCGATGTTGCATTTATTGATAGTACCCTAGATTCTCTCCGTGTATACCGCTGGAATGGAAGCACGTGGGCACAAGTTGGGTCGGCCGGCTCTGTTGGTATAAGTAGTGGGAATCCAGCTTTAACAGCATTAAATGGTACTGATATAGCATACATTGATGACATTAACGAAAATCTTCGTTTATATCGATTTGCATTTTCTTTGGCCACTCCATATAGACCATGGGAGGAATGATATGTTTTTTAAGCTTTTGGTTTTTTCAGCGGCGCTCGAAACTGGTTTTCTGGGCGGCGGGATGTTTAATTATAATGCTCAAAATGTCAAATGGGCAGATGTTGGTGCACTTTATACTGACCTCGAAGCCGAGGTGAGTCTTGAGCAATTTTATATTGGTGGCGCAGTAATAACATATTTCACGCCTGTAACTATTACAAACTATAGTCCATTTCAGATGACTTACATTTTCAACGCTGGGATTAAATCCGAAGGTTTCCAAATGGAGTTTGAACATTCTTGCTACCACCCGATGAATCCCTATGCAACAATAATCGGGGATGAGATAAAGCCTTTATATGAAGGCGGATATAATAAATTCTTCGTGCGCTTCGAGATAGGAGGATAACATGGCAATCAATTACACCGAAATCAATTTTGTTAACGGGGCACCGCCGGCAGTAAATGCGGCGAACCTGAACAAGCTCGATGAAGCCATAAAAACAGTAAGCGATGCGGTAGACACGCTTATTGTCGACAATGGCGACAATCCTGGGGCAAATACTGGCGAGAAAATCGCCTCGGCATTGACAACAGCTGGATATTCGGTCGCTCCGGCGACTGGTGCAGATAACCTTGATAATATCGCTGATGGCACTAATTACAAGAGGGTTACTGCTGATGAAAAGACACTCGTATCCAAGGGCATTGAGGTGACTGCTCAAGCCCCATGGACACCTCCAGTCTTTTACTATCTTGATGCGGCCCGCTTCCATCTCGAGCGCATCTCTGGCGGTAGGGCGACAATCTTTTACTCGGCATCCGGAAAGGTGCCGATAGAGGCCGTCTGGGTCAACGCCTTCAGTTGCGCTGACGTCTCTCCCGATTTTTCTCGAACTCGCGCTAATTCGACAGCATATGGGATTGGCGCTCTATTGATGGCGAATGGCCAACTCTATGAGGTCACTACCGCAGGGACTACAGGCGCGACTCCGCCAACATGGCCGACGACCGTCGGTTCTACCGTAACTGATGGCACCGCTGTGCTGACACTGGTGCAGAACGCCTATAACGACCTATACCCTGCCTTCTCTGTTGCTGGCACCGCAAAAGGCGGAAAGTGGTTTAGCCGCTTCCTCTGCGATGTTGTGGGATCGGTGCCTCGAAGTATCGCAGGCCAACTGCCATATACATCTGCAACGGTTGATGCAGTACGATCATTTGCCACTGCGTTCGGTAATGGTGCTCTGCCAATGACATACTGGGACTATGAAGCTCTTGCACTCGACGCCTACCGCAAAGGGATCGTCCCTGTAGGGAATACTTACTATGGTAAATCGCACAAAACCACAGAAGGTGTATGGGGTGGTGTTCGAGGAGACGGTGCAAGGCCAGGAGATACAGCAATAACCTCAAATCCCATAACACGCGGAGGCTCGGCTGGGGCAATCTGGACGCACGACCGCTCCGAATGGGGAGTGCATGATTTCGTCGGGAATTATTGGCGGCGGGTGGATGGTGTGAAGTGGATGGATGGTCAGCTCTATGTACATGCTGTCGATAATGACTCAACACTGCTGACCGCTTTGGGCGAGGACTCCTGGATTGCAACAGGGATATTCCTCAACTCTCCTGTTGCCGGCGACGATTTAGGGGCCGACAACCTTGGTGCTCCCAATTTTGATTCTGTTGTAACTAACTATACCGCAAGTGTAACCCCTCCGCGTGATTTGGCAACAATCAAAGCAGACACAAGAGACCTCGATTATGCCGGCCAAACATGGGGCTCTATCGTGGTATCAGCAGGACTAGACACGGTAAGTGCTACAAATAGGTTATTAGCCTATAAACTGGGTATTCTGCCTCGTGTCAGATCAGGCGGGCCTTCGCCTCTGTCAACACAAGAGGGTTATTTCTGGATTAGAAATAATGGCGAGCGTTTCACGCTGCGGGCCGGCCCCTATTACTACACGTCGAACGCCGGCCCCAAGTTCAGCTCCGCGAACCCTCGGCGCTCGCACGGGTTCGCCTTCGGCCTTGTTTTTAATGGTTGAACTCTGATCATCTGAGCCCTGTGATCTGAGAGGAGATGTTATGGAGCCATTTGCCTTGTCACAAAAGCTCGAAGATTTAGCGGTTGAGGTACATCGCGCAATGCAACAATACCCTAAAAGCGAAAAATATGGGCTTGCTAAGGAAACAGACCTGTGCGTGATAAGAGCCGCGGCTATGGTGGCAAGGGCAAATAAGATAAATGGATATAGGGATAAACGAAGCTGCATCGATATAGCGGACCAAGAACTTGCGACCCTTCGGATCATGCTTCGGTTGGGTAACCGTTTAGGGTTTATCTCAAATGGTAGATATGGGGTAATAGCTGGTCTCATTATAGAGGCCGGAAAAATGATCGGCGGCTGGATCAAGTCAGCCGCAACAAAGGGGTGAGGCTGCATATATGAAGCGTTTCACGCTGCGGGCCGGCAACTATAACAACACGTCGAACGCCGGGCCCAAGTACAGCAACGCGAACAATCGGCGCTCGAACGGGAACGCCTTCGGCCTTGTTTTCATTGAAAGCCAGTTTCCTATAGCTCATGGGCTACAGGTCAGAGCAATCAATAAAAAGAGCCTTACTCCCGTCTCCCCTGAGGCAAATAACACCAGGTGCGTACGACCAGTAGGGTTCGCCCGACCGCCGTACTGCACCACCTTTTTTATGAAAACATACAATAATATTTGGGATGAGATAATTTCCTTCGAAAATATTTACTCTGCTTATCGACGTGCCGCAAAATGTAAATATTACCGACCAGAGGTACTTGAGTTTTCTGCGAATCTCGAAGAAAACCTGTATCAAATTCAAAATGAACTTATCTGGTCGAAATACATTCCATCCCCGCCAAGGCAGTTTTATATATATGAGCCCAAGAAACGGCTTATTACTGCACCGGCTTTCCGGGATCGTGTGGTTCATCATGCTATCTGTGCCGTTATTGAGCCGATTATCGACCGAAGATTTATCTACGATAGCTATGCGTGCCGAACAGGCAAAGGAACTATCGCGGCAGTAAAAAGGCTTCAGACCTTTGCTCGCCGCGCAAAATCTGAATATGGAGAATATTACGTCTTTAGGGGGGATATAAAGTCTTTTTTCCCATCAATCCAACATAGTATCTTAAAAAGAATTATCCGGCGTGTAATTTCAGATGTTCGATTGCTAAAAATTCTAGACGTTTTTATTGATTCTGCGGGGTGTGTCGGCCTACCTATTGGCGCGCTTCTATCTCAACTTCTAGCAAACCTTGTTCTTGATGCACTCGACCATTTTGTCAAAGAAGATAACCACTATAAATATTATCTCCGATACATGGATGATTTTGTAATATTTACGAGATCGGCATCCGAAGCGAGAAAAGCAGGAGAAAAAGTGACCACATTCGTGGCAAATGTTCTGGGCCTTGCCATGAACCCCAAGTCCGGCGTAATCAAGGGTACTTGTGGTATAAAATTCTGTGGCTTTAGGGTGTGGCCCACGTATATTTTACCGGCAAAACCTGCATTTAAAAGAGCAATTCGGCGCCTTAAAAAGATGGCAAGGCAATACAATGAAGGCAAAATACCATTAGAGCGCGCCAGGTCATCGCTAATGGCGTTTATAGGACATTACAAACACTGCAATGCAAATCGATCGATCGAGTCAGCACTTGGTCGAATAATTTTTACAGGAGAAGGAGAAAAAAAATGACCGCATCTGAAGCAAGATCCACACGAGACCGGGCACTACTGGCTACGGACAAATACTTGTTGCCGGACTACCCCATAACTCCGGCTGGCCGCCTTGTGATTCGAATCTATAGACAGGCTCTACGGGATTGGCCGGCTTCGGCCGGCTTCCCGGACGTTGCTACAATGCCGGCCGCTGAAGATTGGGATAAATATAAACCCTCGGCCGAACCAATAACAATTGATCCTATAATGTTGTAAAGGAAGTGTAACATGCCCGCATTAGCTGAACGGATAAAAGAACTGGAGCTTGTCAACCGTGAAATTGGTGGTGTCCTCTGGGGCGATGATAAAACACGCAATAATGGCCTACGGAAGAAGGTGTCCGACCATGAAGAGCGATTGAATGAGCTTGAACCGATTATCACAGATACGGCAAAGAAACTGGATGCACACCTATCGATGCACGAAAAGATGGACAAATCGATGAAAGAATTACAGACAGCAACATTACAGATGCGTGGGGCGATTACCGTTGCGATGATATCGGCTATTGCATCAGTGGTAACTGCTATTATTATGGCAGTATGGAGGTAGGGATGAACGCACAAAGAATCGCAGCCAATATTGGAGAAAATGGTTGTTATTTTATTAGCCTGCTTCGATTAGTAAATGCTGAGTATGGGGCGATACGGGTATATAAACAGGCCTTATCGTTGGGGATTATCGAGGAGGATTGCTACGTCGTGAATCCTCCAAGGCTAATGGGATTAGTAGCCGGTGGGCGGTGGAGCGTAGAGCACAAGCCGGCTGATTATCAGACAAAACCGAATGAATTCGAGATTCTACGATTCGAGCGAAAAACAACTACAAAAACATTTGCACATTTTGTCGTTGGGGACGGACAAGGTAATGTGGAGTATGATCCTCTTGATGATTCAAACACCGTAAAATACGGGAAATTAGTGAGTAAGAGGATTGTGAGGCGGATATGAATCACAATTATAATAAATGGCATTCAAGGCGGTTTTGGATGGTGGTATGGGCGGCGGTGTTGACGTCGCTCATTGTTTTATTGGAGAAAATGGAGTTTCTGGAGATTGCGCGCGCCCTCGTGGTGGTCATCGGGGTGTGGGTGGGCGGCGAAAGCTATTTGAAAAAGGTATTCAAGAAGGAGGAGTAATGTGGCGAAAATTGTTGCATGGTTTCAGGGTTTACCCCTGGGCCTTCGTGCTGGGCTTGTTGGTTTTATCCTCGGCGCCGTTGTATGCGCAGGAATCTACGGGATCCTTGCCGGAAGCGCAATACGTGCTCTCGGAGAGCGACAAGCAGCAGTTGATGCAAATATTGCAGAGCTTGTCCGACAAAATCAAGACAGCGCAGAAAGACTTGAGTCTCTCCGAGCAAGCATTGGCGGAATCGAGAGCGAAGTTGCAGCTTACGGAAGCGCAGTACAAAGCCTCGCTAGAACAGTTGGAAGTATTGAAGAAAGCGTGGGAGCAATTGGCGACCGAATTGGAAGGATTGAAGAAGGACAAAGAACTGTTGACGCAGAACTTGAGCAGCTTACAAGAGACTTTGCGGCTCTTGGAGGACAGATATCAAGCCTTGGAGCAAGCCTCGATCAAATTGGAAGCGGACTACAGGGCGCTAGCTCAAGCCTATCAGGAGCAGACGCAGATATTGGAGCAGCTACAAGCATCCTTCAAGGATTACAAAAGCTCAGTCCAAAGCCTTTCTACAAAGAATTTAGTCCTTGAGATTGTCCTTTTCTTAGTCGGCGCTGGCTGGGGGCTCGATGCCATTGGGGTATTTTAATGAAACACGGTGTCATCATCTCCGACTCGCATTGCGGGCATAAGTTTGGCTTTGTCCCTCCTGAGTGGTGGGGACAAGAAGGCGACGACCATGAAAAAGAAAAGGTAAGGGAATGGCAAGAGACCACGTATAGATGGATTGAGAGGAAGGCAAAGGGAATCGGCCATATCGATAGGCTCATTTGTAATGGAGATATGGTCGACGGCAATGGCGAAAAAAGCGGCGGTACGGAGCTCATCACCACCGATAGATTAGAGCAAAGCAAAATGGCCCTCCATCTCATCCGATTATTCGATGCGGACAACTATACGCTCATCGAAGGGACAAATTACCACACTGGCGCCGCAGAGCGTTTCGAGGAGCCGATTGCCGACGCACTGGGTGTACGACTACAGGCCCACGCGTGGATTGAACATGCCGGATGCGTGATTGATTTCAAACACCATATCGGTTCGACAAGCACACCAGGCGCAATCCCGCCGGCATTACCGCGAGAACGGGTATGGAACCTCTTATGGGCGGAACACCAGCTACAACCGAAGGCAAGAGTTTTTATACGCTCGCACTTGCATAAATATTACATTGCGGGCGATGAAACATTCCTCGGGATCGTGACCCCACCGCTACAGGGGTGGACGCGATATGGTGGGCTCAGGATGAGCAAGACCATAAGTTATGGATTTATTGAGTTTTGGATATCCGATAAAGGAGAGTTCACGTGGAAAACACACCTCTTGATACCAGTTTTTCAAGCGGCGAAAGCAGAGAGTATGTAAGCACCGACATAGACGAGGAGCTTGTGGCAAAACTCTATAGAGAGCCGCCGGTAAAGATTGGAGCGAAAACCAAAAGCCCCACGAAGGAACAATTAAAAATATTACTCGATTTATGGCCCACACATAACAAAGAGCAAGTAAGCAGGGCTATCGGCGTGGCCGTGGGCACCGCAAGGCGTTGGTACCGCGAAGCGACACAGAAGAAAGACTAAACGCCTGTATAGTAGTTTCTGATAAAATATCTCAAATAATTAGGTTTTCTCACTTGACATATCCTAACCGTGTAGTATATTGTCAGTATGGAGGTTAGATATGGATACTGAAAATATGAAAAAGGGCAAGGTGCCTGAATTTTGGCAGGATGAAATAAGCCAGGCGGCTTCGCTAATGGGGAAGAAGGGCGGCTCGGTGAAGTCGGAAAAGAAAGCTCGGGCCGCGAGGGAGAACGGGAAGAAGGGCGGGAGGCCGAGAAAAAATGGATGAGATTGAAGATGTTGTTATTGATAGCCCTGATATCGGGGTTGAGACAGATGAGCAGGTTAATGCGGACTTGCTTGACCGCCGAACCTTCATCGGTGGCTCTGATGCGCCGGTGATTATTGGGCTCTCGGCTTGGAAGAGCCCGTATCAGCTTTACTTGGAGAAAACCGGACAAGCGGAGGCGCCTGATTTATCTGAGATAGAGCGCGTTAGGTTTGGAGTTCTCCTTGAGGATGTGGTGGCTCGTGAATTCTCACGACGGACCGGCCTTAGAGTTCGCAGAATGAATAATCGGGCCATATCAAGGGAATACTCCTGGATGGTCGCGCAGATTGACAGGATGGTTGTCGGGGTTGACGCCGTCCTCGAGTGCAAAACAACCGATGCGATGATGGCCCCTCAATGGGGGCCTGAGGAATCCGAAGAAATTCCACCGATGTACTATACGCAGGTGCAACATCAGTTGATGGTCACTGGCAAAGAAATTGCGTATGTGGCCGTATTGATTGGTGGAAACAACCTAAAAATTTATACCATCAAAAAAAATCAAGAATTTATCGATGCCTTAAAACAGGCAGAGATTAAATTCTGGAATCAGGTACAGGCCCGAATCCCACCGGACCCGATTACTCCGGATGAAGCTAGTCTCAGGTGGAGCAAAACAAAGGCAATGCCGATAGAAGGGAGTCCTTTACACGGGGCACTTGCGGCGGAATACCTAGCCCTGAGTGAACAAATGAAGGCTCTTGAAACAAGGCAAGAAGAAATAAAGCTTGAACTTCAAAAGGCGCTCCAAGATGTTGGCGACACGCTCACGGTTTCCGGCAAGCCGGTTGTCTCTTGGAAAAATCAAATAACTAATAGGCTTGACCAAAAGGCCCTGAAAGAAGAGCTGCCCGAGATTGCAGAGAAATATACAAGACCGGTTGAATCAAGAGTATTTAGGGTTCTAAAAGGGGCAAAAGATTTTGGCCCGATAGGCGGAGAGGTTTTCAAGGAGGTTTGAGATGGAAGAGTTTGCAATTCAGAAAAATAAAGAGGCTGAGAGTAGTGTTGCTGTTCAGCAAGATCGTGCAATGGCTGAAGTGCAGGCGCAGGTGGTTTTGGCAAAAAAATATCCCCGCGATCCTGAAAGAGCAAGGGAACTGATATTGAATGAATGCAAAAGGCTGGGAGTTGCCGAACAGGCTGAATATCAATTCTCTCGTGGCGGAACTGATATCACAGGGCCGTCAATTCGCCTGATGGAGCTTATGGCGAAGTATTGGACAAATATCGCCTATGGGCTTATTGAGCTCGAGCGGAAAAATGGTGAATCAACGGTGTTGGCCTATGCGTGGGATTTGGAAACAAACGTACGTGCAACGGTTGAATTCAAGGCTCGCCATTGGAGAGATACGAAATCCGGAGGATATGAGGTTACCGCCGAAAGGGATGTGTATGAAATCACTATGAATATGGGCTCGCGGCGTCTGCGCTCTTGTTTGCAACGCGTCCTCCCTGGGAATCTTGTCGATGACGCCCTTGAGCAGTGCCATAAGACTATCGGCGCAATAAAAGAGCCGAATCGTGTGGAGAATATGCTCAATAAATTTCTTGAATTTGGTGTTACAAAAGAAATGATTGAGCGGAAAATTCAGCGCAAAATTGAGGCAATCACCGGCCAGAATATGATTGAGCTTGTAAGAATCTATAATTCGATACAGGATGGCATGTCGGAGCCGAAGGACTGGTTTATTTTCGGCGAGGCCCCCAAAGAAAGCACAAGCCAAAAAGCAATGAGCGCCGTACAGAATGCGATAAAGGAAACCAATCCATTCAAGAAAAAACAAGACGAAAAAGCGGATTATCCGGCCGTGCAGCCCGAGGGCGAAAACAGCAATGAACTTGGAATTTTTTAGCTTGACAAGTGAAAATTATGTACTATAATAGAATTGTTGCGGAGGTGGTAGCCCGCAGTACCTGCGCTGCACGGTGCGGCAAACGTGTTTATAAGCGACCATTTCGGGCCGGGGCGTGCACCCCGAGCAAGAGGACTTACCACCCTCGCCTGAGATGGCCGCTTTTTTATTGAGGTCGAAGATGCCAAGAATCAGGACAATAAAGCCAGAATTCCCGCAATCGGAAAGTATAGGCAGGGTTTCTCGAGAAGCACGGCTTTGTTTTATCTTGTTATGGACCCTTGCGGATGATGACGGGAGGCTTCGCGGAAATTCGCGAATGCTCGCGAGCCTTCTGTACCCTTACGACGATGATGCGCCGAGCCTAATTGATGGATGGCTCGACGAACTAATCCGAGAAAAAATGATCGTCCGTTATAAAGTAGATGGGCAAAGTTATGTAGCCATATATAATTGGTTGAAACATCAAAAAATAGATCACCCTTCAATATCGAAATTCCCTGGGCCTGACGAGCCCTCGGCAATCCTCGCGAATCCTCGCGAGCCTTCACCCCTGGACCAAGGACCAAGGACCAAGGATAGTATCAAGGACCAAGGAGATAGTGAGGCTCCGCAAGCGTCGCCTCCGGCGTTGAAAACAAAAACTATTGTAAAAACAAAGAATGAGGCTGACCCCCTTTATCAGGCGATCTTTCAATCTTTTATTTCTAAGACAGGTGCCTTCACAAATTATCCCAAAGAGGCACAAGGGATTAAGCGCATAATCAAATATTGCCAACAGCATGCGCCGAAATATACAAATAATGATCCGATTAAATTGGCGGAACTAGTAATAACGAAATATTTTGAATTAACACGGAACGGAGATAGATTTTGGCGTGGGCAGCCGTTTACCCCATCGAATCTTTCGGCACCAGGCATATTCGACCGAGTGCTAATTGAAATAAAACCAATAAACGAGGAGGTTGTTGAAAATGTTATCCCCTTCTAGGCCATCAATGAAACCGGAAAGATTCGTCGAATACATGGAAAATTGCTATAACGACAAATATCATAATGATATGCGGAAAACACTGATACAATATCTCGGCTCTTATAACGAGTTATATATCTATTGTTTAGCGCGTGTCGTGCTTTTGAGATATCCGAGACAATATAGAACCGCGCCTGGAATTGCCGAGCTTGAGAAATACTCGGAGGAAGCAGAACAGGAATTCAAATCAATAAGTCAAGATTTAACAATACCAGAACTTTCTAATGAATCAGATACCATATCGCCCGAAGAGCGTGAAAAGCTAAAAGAAATGTGGGCAAAAATGAAGGCAAAGTTATTCTTGGTATAAAAGGAGGCCATCATGTATGAGGTTGAGGTGCATGTAACAGAGGGCGGAAAGCCTGCGTGTTACACATATTTTCTCTCCGGGCCATATTATCAAGTCCGTGAAATGGCCAAAACACTGACGAAAAAATACAGCGATGGGAAGATAAAAAAGGTCATCGTAAGGGGGTCACCTGATGGACGAGACAAAGCTTAGGGCAAAGTTGTACACCAAAGATTACAAAACCTTGGTGCGGATGCTCGACAAAGAAATGTCGGTATATGTTCGCAATTACCGACAAATTGCACCAGGATATTGTAAATGCGTTACCTGCGGGAAGATCATGCCATGGAAGCAGATGCAATGTGGCCATTATATTTCTCGGCGCGTATATGCCACCCGATTCGACCTTGACAACATGCGGCCGCAATGTGCCGGATGTAACGGGTTCCGAGACGGGGAGCATACGAAATTCCGCTTTGCCCTCGTCGAGGAAATCGGAGAAGAAAAAGTAAAGGCTTTGGAAGCAAGGGCGCTGATAAGCGGAGACCGACATATTCCAAGAGAGTGGCTGATTGAAGAGATAATAAAATATCGCGAATTGAATAAGAAATGGGAGGTATAAAATGAACAAACCGAAAAGAACGTGGAAGGACATCTTCCGCGAGCTTCCGCCTGATGAGGACGAAAGTCATAGCTACGTGCGTGCTTGGCAAAGTTACACACCATCCCGACGAGAGTGGATGCGGCGCAAGCGTCATCCTTGGTGGGTTGAAGCTCTTGCCCCGTGGATTGTACGGGGGCTAATGCTATTGTTTATTGTGTTGGCTTATTTGTTGGGCTGGCTCTATTGGGCCTGATGATTGGCAGCGTTATGCTACCATAGGAGGTACTTATATGAGTTTTCCTACAAAAGAAGTTGCAAGCCGGCTCAAAGCCTCGCTTGCACAGTGTCATAAAGCGGTTGATAATATCCTTCAGGCCCTCCCCCAGGAAGGTGTGCCGTCTACTATTGCAGATATGCTCGAGGTCAACTATCTGTTGTATACCTTGTACTTCACCCCAAAGGACCCTGATGGCCTACGAGAAGTGAGGGCTTTCTTGTCTATGAGTTCTAGGGCCGTGGTGTTGCCCTCTACAATACCAACATCCAGGGGATTAAGATACGGCTCACTGCACCACTCGACGAGTTCCCCACTCTTTCCCCAAATTGTGGCTTTAAGCAGGTCGACCCACCTCCCGCTAAGCCTGAATGGGTCTACGTGTGCACATCAAAGGAGACCGACAATGATTAACACCATCAAGGAATTAAGGGCTTTTGGGCGTGCTTATCGGCCCATCGACCCTGCAACCGGCCAAAAGGTCCTTGACTATTACAAGCTCTTCCTCTACACTGAGGATGCATTCCATAACGCAAACACTATCCTTGCTCAAAAGGAGCAGGTAGATGCATTTCTTGACCGAAAGGAGGCCACCCATGAATAGGACAGTCAATATCCCTCAACTCACTATTGATGTAGACACAGGCAAAGATCACGTACGTGAGGTATTCCACCTTAAAGAGGGCGAGGACATAAAGTATGTAGTGTTGATGCTAGATTCCGACAAAAGTGTTCTAGATACCTTCTTGGACGATTGCGAAAGTGGTGCAATTTCACCGCAGCTTCTACTCAATTTTGCAATGAAAGGCTTCTTGCAAACATCCAATACCGTCCTAGCTACTCTATTCAGGGAGGCGGGCCATGAGTAATACCACTGAAGTGAAACTTCCTGAAATGACATTCACTATCGATACCAACAAGAATTCGTACCTTGACATGCTCGACCTTACGCCAGGTGACATTGAAGAGTACCTTGTCGGCAAGGCAGTAACTAAGACTCTCAATCTAGACAGCTTCCTCAAGGACTGTGAGACCGGGAAAATACCTCCGAAGATGTTCTTTAACTTCGTTCTCATGGGCTACCAAGATTGCTTGGAATTCTTGAACGAAATTATAAGGAGGGCTAAAGATGAACAAACCCACTAATTCCAAGAAGTCCCACAAGGCAGCCTGGCAGGGCTACACGCCTTCCCGCAGAGAATGGATGCGCCGACAACTGCATCCCTGGTGGGTCGAAGCCCTTGCCCCGTGGATCGTATGGGGGCCAATGCTGTTGTTTATCGTGTTGGCGTACCTACTCGGGTGGTTCTAAGGGTAGGAAGAAATGAAAGTTCTAGTAGATGTTATTGATGTTCTCCAAGTTGAGCCTGATATCTGGCAACATTATGTCAAAACATATGTTTTTGATTCATTAGTCACTATCGATGAGATAGTGGCATCCACTGGTGTGAAAGATATTTCAACACTCAAGATATCATTAGTTGAGGAGGCCCAGAGATGAGTAAAATTTCAGACGCCCAAAAGGCTTATGCTGAATATAAAATGGCCATGGAGGCAGCGCATAAGTCGGAACCTCAGACGATTAAATATTATATCAGATATTACAACAAAGAGCATGAGGACCGATATGACCTTGTAGAATACATGCCCGATTCCAACCTTGTTTTTATTGGGGAAGTTGAAGGCACTAACCATATCTGCCTGATTCCAGAGGTAATACCAGAGCTTATTCGAGTCCTTAGCGAGCTTATAGAAGAACCTGCCACAAAGGAGGCCACTAATGAACCCGACTGATATGCGAAAGGTGGGAATGCCCGAAAAACCTGATTATCGGAAAATGGTTACCTACCGTACGCTGGGCAAACAAAATGTTTTCACTGCGTCTCGCATTATTTGCACTTGCAGGGAACCCCAAAAGCAAAAACTGTGTAAATGGTACAAACCACACCCCAAAGCAGGCCAGGCATATTATTATTCCTGGTGCCGTTATAGCTATGACAACAACGATGTAATAACCGTTTCATGCATGGGCTGGTTAAGTTTCGGGCCGTTACCGAAGGAGGCCCATGATGAATAACACAATATTACCCCTGAGCGAAATTCATATAGGGGATGAATTTAGGCCATATACAGGGAAAGAAATTTATAAAGTCAAAGAAATTGACTTTAACCAAAAGATGATCTTGATTGAGGTATATAAGCCTGATATTCATGAATTTATTTATTCTTTTTGGACTTTATATAGCCCACAAACTTCTACAGTTTTCACCAGAAAACGGCGTATTTCTAATAGCAAGGAGGAATCTAATGAATAGTACAATATTGCCCCTGGATGAAATTCATATAGGGGACAGGTTCAGGTTATTCTGCATGGGCGAAATCTTTGAAGTCAAAGAAATCGACCTTGAAAAGAAAATGGTTACTGGGGAAATACACAGGAATGGCAGCAATGAGACTATTTACCCTTGGTGGATTTTATATGATCCGCGCAGATCAAGATTATTCAGCAAGGAGCGGCTTATCCATAATTCTAATGAGGCAAAGCAATGAATGTCTATAAATTAACTGCTGTAGTAAAGAAAACTACAGGCACAAGTCGTCAAAGACACACCTACATTGCGGATGATATGATTGATGTATTACGCAAATTTTTCAAATCTTCTCCCTCTGGGGAAGGTGAGAAAATCGAGGAGGAGCTCGAATCGCTCATATCCCGGGCGGAATCGCGCAGGTAAGGGGCTGAGCTATGTACAAAGAGCATGCCATTCGTCCCGACGATCTCTCCCGGGATGATGCACCATGGCGGTTCATCACTCGTGAATGGCTTGTGCACAACGGGCCAGAGACAGCAAAGGCAACTTATATCTATTATGCATCGAGTGACGGAGAGACCATCTCGGCCCATGGGTCTCGGGAGTTTGCAAGACGGCTGCACGTCGCAAATGACTCTGTTCTCAAACTACGTAAGGGCGAGCGGCGCCAAGTCGGCAGATTTATCGTTTGGCGAGAGCAAATACACAAGGGAGGCCCATTATGATAGGCGGTGACGTACCAGACCATGACCTTGACCCGCCTTGGGTGGACAAGGACCTGTGGGAGGAGTGGCAGGACGCTCATGAAGAGCGGATTGAGGATGAGATCGATAGGGATAAAGAGAGGGCACTATAAAATTGTCCGTGCTAGTTGCCTTACTAGTGGCATTAGAAATGCCCCAGGTAAAAGATGGCGTGCGTTAGTAACGGGGTAAACCTACAAAAAGGCAGTGGGATACCACTAAATCAATGTAGCCAATCCCTGGGCCGTTGGTGGGCAAATAAAAACCCCACTGAAAGCCCAGTCACAACGCTAGACTGGTACAATCTCACCAGTATTTGTCCTATACTTTATACTGGACTCGTCTTCACGGGCCCACCGGCGAAGCATCTTTATCTTCTGCTTCGCTTCCTCGTCGGACAAGCCGATGTATCCGGGGCACCACTTCCACTTGCCATAATCCTTGTCGTAATACTGGATTCCTTTCATTTCATTCTCCTTAGGCATATATGCCCTTCTCTCCGTTATTGCCTATCCTTTCTTTATCACGGAGGCTTAGATTGCCCATATATTTAAGTTGTGGGGTGGCCCCTATCGGCCTGTAATTTTGGGCATCGTCAAAGATATGTTCGTCATACCAATAATCGTATTTGATTATGGTATCCCGCACTTCATCTGTAATCTCCTCGGCACTTCCGGGACCGACATGTAGATATCCGCCGATTGCTCCGGGCTCATAAGTATTTTCGATGATTTTCCAATATCCTTCACCAAACTCCATGACAAAACGTCCGGAGCCAATAACCGGAGCAGCATACAACAATGTCTTTTTCTCTTTCATCTTCTTTCTCCTTTGGCCGGCGCCTTCTCGCACCCGCACCATCTATTATAAGTATACCATACGCATGGGATTTGTCAAGGGGAAAAATCAAAAAAAATAAAAATATTTTTGGGGAAATGGCAAACAGATGTATAGTATAAACAGGGGGCCGAAATATTGTAATATTTTTAGAAATATAATAAAATATATCGCGGAGGAATCAAAATGGACAATGAAAAAGAGAAAATATGGGCCTATTTGATTAAAGTAGCAAAAAATAAATATGATTTTTCAACAATGGAGGGGAAGGCGAAAGCAACTTCATTCTTATTCCCATTTTTGGATTATGAAGAATCAGATGAAGATCGGCAATACTTTGTAAAGTTATTGGGGAAAGAATTAGGCATTAGCGCACATGCAATTGAAACAAAGGAACAGCAATGATTATAAAAAATGAATTGAAAAATTATATTTGGCCGCTAAAAGATGAAGAGAAAATTGAGCTTGAAAAAAGTATTCTTAAAGAAGGGTGCCGTGATGCGCTCATATATGCCGAAATTGATGGTGAAGAAGTTTTGCTTGATGGGCATAATAGATTAGAGATATGTGAAAAGCATGGGATCGAATACAAAACAATCTTGAATAAGGATGTCCACACGATTGAGCAAGCGAAAGATTGGATCGATTCGAATCAGATAGCGCGGCGCAATCTTACCATGGATCAATTCAAGATTAGCATTGGCCGCCGCTATCTTGCGGAGAAGAAAAGCGTAGGGGAACATAAAGGGAATCAATATACAATGGAAAGTGGGCAAAATGCCCACATTCCAAAAACCGATGAAAAATTATCCGAAGAATATAACGTTGATCCCAAAACTATCCGCCGCTATGCCCAGCAGGCCCAGCAATATGAACAATTGGAAAAAGAAGCGCCGGAGATAGCGGAGAAAGTGAGAACCGGTGAAGCTACAATTAAAGATATTCTCAATGAAAAGAAAAAGGCCGAACGGATAAAAGAAATAGAAGAAATTAAACAAAAGATTGAAACTGAAATAATAGAACAGCCTGAAGGACTATTTGATGTGATCGTTGTTGATCCTCCTTGGGATTATGATAGAGAATACGACCCCGAAGGAAGTCGTATAGCCAGCCCTTATCCTGAAATGTCGCTTGATGAATTAAAAGAATTAAAATTGCCAGCAAAAGATGATAGTGTTTTATTTTTATGGACTACCCAAAAGTTTATTTGGGATGCAAAAGAACTTTTAGATTTTTGGGGATATATATACAAAGCAATTATAACTTGGGATAAAGAAAAAATGGGTATGGGGGCATGGTTCCGAATGCAATGTGAATTTTGTCTAGTTGGGATTAAGGGACATCCGATATGGAATAATACAAGCTATAGGGATATAATAAGAGAATCCAGAAGGGAACATTCGAGGAAACCTGATATTTTTTATGAAATGGTAAACAATATAACCGTAGGTAGAAAATTGGATTATTTCTCACGAGAGAACCGTGAGGGATGGATTTCGTGGGGGGCCGAAAATGGGAAATTGGGCTGATAAAATACAAGTAAAAAAGGGAGATTATGGTGAAAAGATTGTAAGGGAATATCTAGAAAATAAGGGGTGGATTGTTTATGAGCCTCGGAGTGGAGGCCCCCATGCTTTTGATAAAATTTGTGTAAAAGATAAAAAATATATAATAATAGCAGAGGTTAAAACGAAAGCAAGGATGAATAAATGGAATGCAACTGGTTTTGATATAAAACATTATTTTGAATATAAAAATTTACAAACAAAATATGGAATAGATGTTTTCATATTTTTTGTTGATGAATACATGAAACAAATATATGGTAATAAATTATCAATTTTAGAAAAAGAATATATTGCAAATGATGGGAAATATCCGAGACAATTAAAAAATGAAATTATTATATTCAGTTTGGAATCAATGATAAAAGTTGCTGATATCAAAGAAGAAGATAGCCAATATTTGAAAGAGAATAGTTCTAGAAATTATAATTATAGACCGCTTTGACTTTATTATAAAAATGAATTAAACAGTAATAAATGTCAGAATATGTCTTGCAATGCGAAAGATACAATGCTATAATTGAATTATGCAAACGAAGAAGCTTTGCAAATATCCTGGATGTTTCAATTATGCTACCGGGGATGGTTACTGCGATAAACATCAAGGATATAGGGTTGCCGATGCGCAAAAGCCCAAAACTCCATGGGATGGCGCAGGGCGGCCGAATGATGCGCTATATAATACAAGCCGGTGGAGAACCCTAAAGGCAAAGATAATCAAACAGCAAGGACAATGCGCAATATGTGGCTCAACACTAAATTTGACCGTACACCACCTAGTGCCGCCGAAAGGTGATCCCGAATTATTCTTTGATGAGCACAATCTTGTCGTGCTATGCAAACAATGTCACGATAGGCAAACGGCTCTGGAGAACCGCAACAAATGCAAAAGATGACATCAAATGTTAAAGTATGCGATACCGGATACCCATTAGCAAAAAATGTCAGCCAATGCGACTATAGCCGGTGTGAACTCTCGCTCTCGCATATTATGCACAGAAATGAAAACGGAGGGACAAATGCCAAGGCACAAGGATAGCGTCGAAAAACATCTCGGGAATGGGACTTACCGGAATTCGCGGCATGCGACTAGAATCAATGCCTTTGATTTAGAGCTTATTGAAAAGATGCCGCCGGTACCAGAGGAACTGAAAGAAAGCCAGTTGGCCATAAAGTTGTGGCAAACAATTTTGCCGCCACTTATCAAAACGAAAAGGCTAGCCCCTGAAGACTTGCCTATTTTAACGATTGTTTTTCGGCAGGCGCGAGTACTCGAGAAGCTTGATAGAGATATTGGCGAAATCATTGAAAATGGGACGCAAGAAGAATTGATAAAAGCTACCGACGGGATGAATCGGCAAATAAGAACGCTTGTTGACTTGCTCAAAAAATTTGGCGTCACATCACGCGGGCGTCAAGATATTTTTGCATCTTTTATGGCGCTCAATGGCGATGAAAAAGGAGACAGCTTTGAGGACTTCGCAGAAGAAGAATAGCTCATCAATGGAGCCTATCGAAAGCTATATTAGATTTGTCAATGAGCACCCCGAGCGATTTGCGAAAATAACAAAGCAATGCATAAATAGAATTGGGCAAACCTGCCAAGAAGTAAAAAATGGCGGTGGGTATATTTACAATGAAATAGCAGTCAATAAAGTATTCAAGTTTTTCGCGGGGCTTGTCGAATCTGACGGCTCATCTTTTGAACTTACGGATTGGCAACGATTTTTGATTGCTTGTATTTATGGCTTTCGACACAAATCAGATAACCGGCTTTTATACAACGATATATTTTTATTCATCGCGAAAAAGAATGGCAAGACAGCCTTTGTCGCGGGGAATGCACTCTACCGATTTTTTTCGAAACGCAATTCGATGGTGTATTTGACCGCGACCGATTATGAGCAAGCAAAGCTTGCGCAAGACGACATTAAACGATACATCAAAAACACTCCGAGATTCGCGAAACTATTGAATGCTGACCAGATAAAAATTAGGGAGTTGCCAACCCCATTAGTCGAGATGGATTCGCGTGATTCGAAAATAAAGATATTGCCGGAAAGCAGGGCCGACCAGGCACAAGGGCGAAGGCCGGACTTTGTGTTGTTCGATGAGATCGCTAGCTATACAACGAGCGACATTATACAAAAACTATCAAGCGGCATCATTGATCCCCTTGCAGTGAGATTCAGCCTTACGACCGCCGAGACAAATATCGATAATCCTGGATATTTTGAATACCAGCGTGCAAAATCAGTGCTTGAAGGGAAATCAATAGCATCGAACTATTTGCCGCTTATCTATGAGCTTGACCCCGACGATGACCGATGGGACGAGACGAAATATATCAAGGCAAACCCGAGCCTTGGCAAGATAAAACCGTTATGGAAACTTGTTGAAGATCGAGATCGCGCGAAGAATGACCCGATGGAAGAATCGGCGTTTTTCGCTTACCACCTCAATCTATGGAGCAATGCCCCCTCGGCAGATATACCTATCGAAACATGGCAGCCGGCAATCGATCAATATGAGAAGTACCGAGATCTTCTCACCGATGAGAAATTGGCTGGCTATCCTGCATATGGCGCGATCGATCTTGCAAAGGTTGATGATTACACGGCATTCACGGTTTATTTCTACATCCGCGCAATCGATCGATATTATGCACGGCATATCTTTTTCATCCCTGCTGGTCAGGTTGAGAAGCGTTTCGCCCGAGAAAGCGAGCAATTGAAATTATGGATCAAAAACAATTGGGTCGTGCTTACTTATGATGGGAACAATGATGAAACGATGAACTATGAGTTTGTGGCGAAGGAAGTGGAGAATACCTGCAAAAAATATCCTGGGATTATGGGCATAGCTTACGATCCTACTTTTTCGAATCGATATTTTGAAGAGCTCTCCATCGATAACGAACGTGGAACGATCATGGTTGCATTTAGCCAACAATATAAGAAAATCGCGCCCGCGAATAAGAATTGGCTCGAGGTTGTGCTCAAGGGGAAATTGATCGACCCTAATCCTGTTATGCGTTGGATGGTGGGGAACGTAAAACGCCGTGAGGATAGAAATAAAAATATATCATTTGTCAAGGCGGATTACGCACAGAGTAATCTCCGAATTGATGGTATTGATACCTCAGTAATGGCGCTTGCGCTTTTGCAGGCCCACCTTGAGAAAGAGGACGAACCGATTGATAAGCAGATTGAAGGATATATGTCCATAGATTATTAAGGAGGCGCTATGACGACATATGATGATATTTATGAAGCATTTGTTGAATATGCTGCCTTGCGCGATGATTCCTCTTGGTGGGATTTATGGATTTTGTGCCAACGCAGAATGGGAGCACTTGTGAAGACAAGGGCGAAAAAACTCAAAACTCCATTGTCGCGAGAAGATATGGAATCAATTATTCTCGATTCGACCATTCTTGCCATAAGAAAATTGAAAACTGCACCTGATATCAATAAAAATAAAATAAGCTCAATTTTTTGGTTTAGCAACCTTTCGGCCTTTCGGGATTATAATCGGCACATGAAGAAATGGCAAAGGTTGTCAACAATTTCAGACAAAATGTAAAAATTTCAATTATTTCCAATGATACTACGCTAATTGCGGAACTCTTATATGTAGATGAGCGTATTTAGCTTTCTCCGCAATCCTCACAAGCGACAGGCGCCTGGCACGGTGCCGAGCATGGCCAATTCAGATACGATATTTAACTTCCCGTGGATGTCAATCAATCCTACATCCGAGGCATGCATCAGAAAAATCACGAGCACATTGGCAAGTCTTAAAATCCAGCTTTATTCGCATCGCAAAGGCGGCGGACGGGCCATTGTTTTTAGTCATCCACTCGCTTATGCCCTCAAAAATCCCGACCCATCAACTACGCCGATACAATTTTATGCGGCCCTGATTGACGACATTTTACGGGGCAACGCTTATATCAGATATACACGGGCCGGCGATGTCCTGCTCTTTGAGAAACTCGAGGCGAAATCCGTAAATCTAACAATAGAACAAGGGAGAAAGGTATATATTTATGGTGGCAATAGATTTACCGATAAAGAAATCCTCCATATCCCATATCCGTTTTCAACCACAAAAATATCTCCATCATTCGCCGCGCAAAAGGGTGTAAGCCCCTATGATTATTACTCCGAATTGATCGCGCTTGACAACGCGATGGCCGCCTACATGAAAATGTACTTTGGCAATTCGGTCGGCAAACGGACCGTCCTCGAGCTTGGCGACAGGTGGAATGAAAAGAAGATCGATGAAGCATATCAATTACTTGCGCCGGCCGTGCAAAAATACGTCTATGGGGCCGCGAATCAGGGCAAACCGATAATCCCTCCGCCCGGGACAAAGTTGAGCACGATTGACCAAACGCAGAACCTATATGCGGATATAAAATCGCTCAAGGAACACATCGAACGGCAGATAGCGCAGGGGTGGGGCGTCCCATACTCACTCATATCCGAAGTGAATAAATACAATAGCCTAGAGGCGAACCAATTGCAATTTTTGGCCGACACGATTGAACCGCTGGGAACACACATAGAGCAAAGCTTTAATCGGCTCTTATCACCGGACGAATCAGCTCTATATTGCAAATACGATTATAAGGCAATGCTCCAGTCCGACATAAAAACAACCGTTGAATATCTGTCCAAAGAAGTATCTGGCGGGCTACTCACGATCAATGAGGCACGCGATAGGCTTGACTTGGAGGCCGTTGAGGCTGGTGATTATACATTCGTGCCCGCGAACCTATGGCCACTAACGGTTGAGAATGTAAAGGCCTTTTTCGCGCAGTCGAAGCTTGCACAACATATCAACGCAGGAGATGACAAGCAATGAAAAAGATAAACCAGTTTACAATTACAGCTCCAGTAGAAATCCGAGAAGAGGGCGATACAAAGACAATCGTTGGGGTCATCCCCTACAACTCGCGCTCCGTGCGGATGTGGGGGGCGTATGAGGTTATCACTGAAACTGCATTTGCGAAAACGCTTGCCGATGGAGCAGACGTGAAGGCACTCTTTGACCATGATTCGGCAAAGATTTTGGGTCGCACAAAAAATCAAACCTTGCGGTTATCGAGCGGGATGCTTGGGGAAACCGCCGGGTTGGTTTGCGAATGTGATTTGGCTGATACATCATACGCGCGTGACCTATACTCACTCATCAAGCGTAACGATGTCAACACAATGAGTTTTGGGTTTTATCCGGTCAAGGAACGAGTAGAGATGGAAGGCGATGACGAGGTCCATTATCTGCTCGAGGTGAGACTTATCGAAGTCTCTTTCGGTGTCGCGTTCCCCGCTTATGAAGAAACGAATTCGGTAGTGCGCGGGGTGGATTTGAACAAACTTGAAGCAGTGCTCGCAAAAGAGCCCAAAGAACTAACAAGCGAGGATCGTATGGTCCTCGAAAATATCGACAAGACGATAGCGATGCTTATGGAGCCGAACGAAAAGCCGGACACTAAAGCCGCCGATGGCACTTTAGCCGCCGGATTTATCGAATCACTCTTGGAAGCATCACGAAAGGAGTAAATTATGGCAGAGGAAAGGAAAGAAGAGGGTTTTTCTCCCGAGCTCGCATTGCGCGAGATTGAGAGGAATGTTACCAAAAATGTTGAGGATTCTCTTGTGGAGAAAATTGATGCAAAGCTGCGCGCCTTCGCGGATGAATTCAAGCCGAAAATTGAGGTCGTGTCCACGCCCGAGACTGAATTGCGAGCCGTGGCAGATGCGATGATCCAGAAGCGTGCTATCACGTTGAACGGCGCGGGGGCCTACAACGTATTGACCGAAATATTTAAGGTTGTCGATCTCAAATATGATTTGCTGACCCGTGTGCGGAGGATTTTTGGCGCTGGTGCTCAGACGAATATCCCTGTGCTTTCTGCGCGGCCTGCGAAACCATCAAAACAGGCTGAGGGAGCAACTAGTATCACGGCTGATTCCACGGCGGCGATGGGTGCGACGACAATTACTCCGTATGCTTATTTCTCCGAGGTGCCCATCTCTGCTGAAGCGATTGTGCAGGGTGCGGCCAATATTGCGGGTGAATTGCCGAGCATCTTTGCCGATGCTTTTGCCGCTGCGATGATGTTTGGCATGCTCGACGGCACAGGCGATGGCGTGATGACAAGCTTATTTACCGATGGGGCATTGACAAAAGATATCAACTGTGCAGCCGCTGGTGTCCCTGCCTGGAAGGATTTTATCGGCCTGGCTGGTAAGGCAAAGGCGTATGCGCATAAGCCGGTCATCATCACAAATAGCACGTTTGTTGGCGAGCTATTGTCATCGACTGCCGCATCGGTCGAGGGCCTCAAAATGGAGCTCCTCACTCGGTCCAATATCCGCGGCGTCGAGGTGATTGAGTCGGATTACGCTCCTGCTACTTATGCGTCCGGAAATGTCGTGGCTGTTGCGCTTGATCTCAGCAATTATGTCTTTGCGATTGCCCGGGAGATGACAATTGAGCCGGTGAAGGCACCTGGTACTGCTGTTACCTATTATCAGGCGGTGAATTTTATGAATGCAAAGCCGGTCCTCGCCGCAAATGGCTGGCAGCTGAAGGCGGTGTAATATGGCAGTAGATTTGACGCTTAATGGCGGCATTGATTGTAGCGATTTGGAGGGTGCAAAGCTCAAAATCACACCTGAGGGCGGTATCGCGGTAAAATTGATCAACAAAACTGGCGCACCATCAGTCAAGGGAACAATCGTCAATGTTGAAAGTGCAACGGACAATGGTTTTGCCCTTACCCCGATTGATGCAAACTATAATCTGGGTGTGGTGTATGAATCCGGAGTCGCAGATGGCGCTGAATGCTGGGTTGTGACAAAGGGTATCGCCGAGGTCTTGATGAAGAACGCCGCGACACGCGGGCAATTATGCCGGATCCCTTTAACGGGGGATACGGGCGAGGTTACTGGCTACGCAATGGCCGCGGCACAGGCAGCAAGTACAAGTGTATACACAATCGGCGATGTGCTCGAGTCAAAAGACGCCGATGTGCTTTGCAAGGTGCTTTTGCACTAAGGATTGGGTATGGCACTTATAACCGTGGCTGAGCTTGAAAATTACTCGAATAACTTCAAGGCGGACGCAGGCATGACAGCGATCAAGACATCGATTGTCAATGCGGCGAGCACTGTCGTTACCGACTATCTCGGCTATGATCCTATAAGTGCCACACGAGTGTATCGTACGGTCGGGGTTGGCATGGGTGAGATTCTCTTGCCAATCCCTGCCGTTACTGCCATCGGGTCAATTTATGTAGATGGAGTACTTTTGGATGCGGCCAATTATTCGCTTATCGCGAACGGCCTCAAATATTTGATTGAGCGAATTGATGGGCTTGTTTTTCTCCGCGGCGCGAAGGTCGTGATCAATTATACTGCAGGCTGGACGATTGTACCCGATCAGATGAAGCTTGCGGCATTGCGAATCGGGGGGCTTATGCTTGCCGAAACTGAAGGGAATATCGGTGTTACATCGAAAAGCTTTGCCGATTTGTCGAAAGTATTTATCTCTTACACTAACTATGACAAATATCTCCGGCCCCTTGCGCCATATCGCGCGGAGGTGGTGTAATGCCCGAAATCATTACCATCAAATCGGATATGGAGGAGATACAAAATGCCTTTGCGGAAGTGAAAGAGTATACGAAATATCTCGAGCGTGATGTTTTGCAGGAGGTTGGCAGGGGGACGGTGCGGGCGATAAAAGCAGCCTACCCATTCCGCAGGAAGGGCGACTTGTATCGGAGCGTAAAATCGAAACTCACAAAAGATAAAAAGGGCGTCTATGTCACATCCTATGCGGCAAGCGATAAAAACGTGCGGTATGGTTGGGTGCTTGCACGCGGGGCAACGATAAAACCGAAAAGCGAAAAGGTGTTGACATTTCAGGTCGACGGCAAATGGCGACGATCGCATAATGTGTTATTAAGGGCGCATGATTGGATTTCTGCGCCAGGACATAAATATATACGGAGTCAAGCGTTTGAGGATGATATCGAAAAGATCATCAACCGGAAAATTGCGCAGCTTAAACGCAAAGGGGTGCTGGCGTGAGTAAAGAATATGATGCGCTAAAAGCATTAAGGGATCATCTGTTACTCATGATGGATGCGGCACCGCAGGCGAATCTGGCAACTGGGCAGATCGTCATCGATTATCCTGATACGGATGTTATGAAATATCCGGTGATGATTTTTATCGTTCCGGACAGCGGGTCGTGGGAAACGCTTACTACCGATTCCCTACTCGAGCAAAACGTAACAACGGTATACATCGTGCTCCAAAACTCGGCAACGCATCGAGAAATGTCAACCATGATTGAGGCTGTGTTTGATTATTTTGCGGCGTTGGGCTCTGCAATTGCACATGACCCGACATTGGGAAGCAAAATCGAGGACACGAAAATAAATAGCTTTACATTTTATCCTGCCATATCGAATCTCACAAAATCAGTAGGATTGGAGGTCAATCTTACGTTACAATTCGAACGTGCGGGGATGCTATTGCCGAATGACGCATTATATCCAAGTGATACATTATTACCTGTGGGAGGTTGAAATGAAGAAAGAAAAGATTAAGATCAAAATGCTCGGTAACTTTGACAAATATGAGGCTGGGCAAATAATCGAACTATCCGAGGATGAAGCAGTGAAATTGTTATCTCTCGGATATGCAACAAGGATTGATGAACTTATAAAATTGGAGGTGAAAGATGGCGTATAGTGGAACCGGATCAAAGGTTGAAATCGGGAAAGAGGCCGTGTATGGCACTCCTGTTGCTGGGGTGAAGAACGCAAACATCCTCAGCGAATCGATCAAGCTGAATGCGAATAAAACCGTTGAGGACACCCTTATTGCGGCGAAAACGGCAAGTGGAAAACTCCTTATGGGCCTCGATGTATCGGGAGATTTTACGGGGATCCTCAAACCTGAAAACGCAGGCTATCTATTGCATTTAGCATTGGGCGGTACCGATACGGTGCAGGCTGGCGTGCCGGTGGTTAATGCAAATACGCATACAATTGTCGCAGCGGCGGCAAACGGGGCGATTCCTAGTTTTACGGTTATTGTTGACCGGCGTGTTTCGATAAAAAAGTACTCTGGGTGCAAGATGCAGAGCTTCCGCCTTGAGGGCGCCGCCGGAGATTATGTACGATATACTGCATCGATCCTCGGCAAGGATGAAGCCGTTGGGACGCTTGCGGGAATTGCACTTGCTCTCAAAAGCTTTAAGACTGTCAATGCGACGCTAACTATCGGCGGGACAAGCATATCGGCGAAAAAGGTCACGCTAAATATTGGGAACGCATTGCAAGAGGTTGGGCAAACATATGGCACTGGGCTTTATAAGGGTGAGCCTATCCATGGCACGCGGGAGATTACCATTGATGTCGAGCTCAACTACGAGACGGTTGTAGACACGATTGACACGGCGAATTATCAGACTGATACGGTCGTTGCATCAATAGTGTGGACAATGGAATCGCCGAGTTATGTAACCGGTACGACACCATATAATGTAACCGTGACATTGAACAATGTCGTGATCGACGGTATCGAGCGGAATGTTAGTGGCGCGGCAATCATCCCCGCGCGGATTACAGGTACCGCAACCACAGTAAGCTCTACCGAGCCGATAAGTGTGGCAGTTATCGATGGACAGGCTACGGCCTATAGCGCATAAGGAGACGATATGGCATTTGATATTAGTAACGATAATTTCTTAGAGAAGAAAAAGATCGACCTTTCGGAGGAGCTGGGCGAAGGGGCTTTCGTCGAATTCCGCGAGCCGAGCAAAAGGGAGTTTCTACTTTTGCAAAAGGCTTATGAAGCCGGACTACTTGAATTTGAGGATAAATTTATTGAGCTTGAGCCGGCATTGTTGGTAAATCATGGATTTATCTCGGGAGGCAAGCCGGCAACGAATGAACAAGTGGTATTGGCAATAAGCAAGAAAACAGCGGCGCAAAATAAGGTTGAAATGGAATTTTTCGCTTGGGCCACCGCCCCTTTTCAGAAGGCGACCGAGTCGGAATCGAAAGCGTAGCTACGGAGATATTTGCGGGGAGGTATAGTCCGGTGAACGAAATTTGTCTCGAGTATGCAAAATGGATACCGGCAGTAATCAATTTATACCTCCCCATTGTTGACAGCGAGTCTGGAGATTTTAGGCATTTGCCATTTCCGGGCGCGCTATCGGAGCAACCGCATGTAACTATGGAACTCTTGAGGATTATCCAATTGGCATATAGAACTGAAGTGCAGAGGCGACTAAAAGAGGTACGATAATGGCCGAGGGCAAAGTAATAATAACCGCGCAAAATAAAATCCATGAAGGATTGGAAAGCGCGAAAAGGGATTTACTCGGCTTTGAGGACGCGACTAAAAAAGTAGGCGATACCATAAAACGCTCTCTTACTGTTGCCGCTATTACTGCTGGCATTGTTGAGCTTGGGAAGGCGACATTTGGAGCCTATAAGGAATTCGGAGAGGCGGATAGGCGGTTGCGACAATTAAAAATAGCCCTCGATGGGAACGAGGAATCGTATCGGAAAAACATTGAACTAATCGAATCATTGAACAAAGTAACCCTAGCCTCAAAAGATGATGTAGAAAGCCTTGTTGCCGAACTTGCGGCGCTAGGTAAGTCTGATGCCGAAATCAAAAAGATTGCCGAAGCTGCGGTGAATCTATCGAATATAACTGGGCAAGATCTTAATTCTGCCTTTACAACGATCAATACCACTTATTCGGGGACGGTGGGCCGCCTGGCACAACTTATTCCCGAAGTAAAGGAATTCACGACCGAACAATTGGCCGCCGGCGGCGCGGTGGATTTAATCAATACAAAATTTGGCGATTTGTCGAAGCAATTAGCTGAAAATGATATCCCACAAAAGATAAAAAATATACAAGATAGCTGGGGGGACCTGAAGGAAAATCTCGGGGAAGCCGTTGCTCCATTATTTAATCCCATCCTTGATGGGATCAATCGGATTATCGAAGGATGGAATAATGCGGCGAAGGCCGCTGATTTACACAACCAATATTTAACGGCTGCAAGCTATTCGCAGCGAATAATGATACAAGAAGAACTGGTATCAGTCTACGAAGAGCAATTACGACTATTTGATCAATCAAACAAGGCCACAATCGATAGGATCAAAAAAAACATCGAACAGGCAAAATTAACCGGCGATACACAAGCAAGAATGATGGCAGAAGATGCTCTTGCAGTCTGGGAGGGCGAACGTGCAAAAATAAAAACGGAACTTGATATCGCAAAAGCATCAATAACCGACCTGAAGAAGGAATGGGCGGCAACGCCTGCGGCGAAACTTGCCCCGCAGGACTTGATACCCAAAATTACACTTATAGCCGAGACAAAGCCGGCGGTAAAACCAGAAGAAAAACCGGAGGCGAAGCCCGAAGATGAATTGGGGAAATTAGTCGCTGGGGCCATTGGTAAAATATCTGATTTATGGGCTCCCAAGGGGATATCCCCGGGTATTGCCGGTGGATTGTCATTTCGGGTTGCTCCCCCGTCGGCGGAAGAGTATCTAGCGGAGATTGCCGACAATTATGAGTCTGCGTTAAGGGCCGGAGTTGAAAACAATATTAAACTTACCCAAGAAGCCTCGAGAACGCTTGCCGAAATAGAAAAAGGGGCGATATATAGTTATGACGCCTTTATCGCAGAAAAAACAAAATCTATATATCCGTCAAGCATAATTGAAGAGAGCCTCGGCGAGCCTGGGCTATCTCAAGGTATTGCTGGGGGGATATCATTTAAGGCTGAAATTCCTACGGCAGATGAATATCTTGCGAAAATGGCCGCCGACTATGAAACGTATGTTGATGATGCGAAAAAACTAATAGACGAAGGCGACAGAAATCTAAGATGGATGCATGATATTTTGGGGCAGGCATCGGTGCGGGCCGTTATGGCGCTCACCGATGAGGCGGCAGCAACGCTTGCTGAAATAGAAAAAGAAAACCAGGCATATATCAATGATGCGCAAGAATTGGTAGAGACTGGCGACAGAAATATAAAATGGATGACAGAAATGGCCCAAAGGGCCGCAGTAGAAGCGAATCTTGAGCTAACACGCAGGGCGGTGGAAGCTCTACGAGAGGTAGAGCAAGATGTTGAATATATGTTTAGGGCGCCAATCCCATATTACCCGAGCAATCAAGTCGCCGAATCATTTGGCAAGCCTCCGGTTTTATCACCCGGGATCGCCGGTGGGATATCCTTCCGGACGGCCCTACCAACGCAAGAAGAGATTGATCTCAAAATGATTGCTGAATATGAGGCTTATCTCGCCGAAGCGGGCAAAGACGTCATGACAAATATCGAGATGAGCTATGCGGCGGCGCGCGAACTGAATGCCATGGAAAATGAAAGGGCGGATGATTTGAAGAATTTAGGCATTGCCGCGGGGCAAAGCATAGCTCAGATAAAAATGGTAAATGAAAATGCAAGCTTGGTTACCAAGATATTTGCAAAATTGATTGATGTTACTGATGGAGTTATCGAAAATTATGTAAAAGTGAAAGATTCGTTTGTGCAGGGCGCGGATTCGGCGGTCTATGGCATGATATCGGAAGTAATGGGTGCACTGGGAATGTTTGGGCAGATGCTCGCCGGAGTAAATCCGATACTCGCCGTTTTGATACCCATTGCACAAGGATTTGTGGATATTATAGGGCCGGCGATTACTGCGGTTTTGCAGCCCGTGATGAATGTGCTCACGCAATTCGGACAGATGCTCGCACAGGCACTTTTGCCGATTTTTGATGCGCTCTTGCCGATTATATCGCTTGTCGCACAGGTTATGCAGAACAATCTCGCACCAATTATTGCCATCGTTGCAACGGTTGCGGCTGTGCTCGCGTCGGTATTTGATGCGATGACACCAATAATAATTTTAGTCGCTAAAGCATTGACAATTTTACAATCTCCGGTGGAATTTTTGGCCGATTTGTTTAGCTGGGTAGGTGGGGTTGTCGCCGCTTTCGGAACAAATGTTGGGATTGCGATTTGGAATATAACACATCCATTTAGAGCAAAGGCTTTTGTCTCGGGTCCTGGGGCGTTTACGTCCGATGCCTTCTCAGGGCTTACGGAGAGGCTTGCACAGCTTGATTTGTTGGGTACCAATACGGGTGCGATTTCAACTTCCGTATCCGCCGATACCGCTTCTCAATCCGCAAGTTACCGCACGCAAAATATAACGATAAACTTTTATCAAAATGCACCGGTTGTAGGAAGTGGAGGCATGACGGAATTGGCGCAGATAATCCGGAATGAGTTTATTGCGCTTGATTATATAGGGGCATAGCATGGCAATTTCGGTTGTTTTAACGATTGGGGTCACGCAATATGATGTCTCTAATTACGTAAAGAAAGACTCCATCGAAATCGATCAATATCTATTCAATGATAATTCCCTAAAGCCGAACACAAATACCGCAAAGCTTGTACTATCTCGCAAATGTCCCGATATTGCTACTATCTTCGCATATACCGGAGATATCCGCATTGTAATACAAAAGGATGCAGTTACCGCATTTACCGGATATCTTACACATACGCACGAAATGGGTGTCAGCAATCGCGGAATGGGTGATATTCCGTTGGCCGCAGAAGATCCCGGGATCAAGCTGTTGAAAAAGCCATGGGCCTCCACTGGCGGGCTTTATACTAGCTTCTCCGGCAAAAAGGTTTGTGATCCTCTCGATACCGCGAATTCCTTTGTCCATATTCTTGCGGGGCTCGCGGGCGTAACGTTGGGCACCATGCCTACAATTTCGGACTTGCTCTATTTTACCATTGAGGATAAAGATAAAAAGCAATATTGGGATGTATTACAAGATGTCCTTTATGAGTTTGGATATACCTTCTATTTTGATGAATTGGGCAATCTTTGTCTTTACTCCTTTGCGTCCCTCCAGGGCACGCCGACAAAAACCGTTAGCTCCGATGGCACAATTGTGCAAAAGGCGCCTGGTGATGTTGCGATAAAAACAAAAAAGCGATTGATACAACATCATGAGGCAATAATCTCCTTCAACGAGGCCGAAACAATTGGCGCAATACAGGTATTCCGCGATACCACTGGCGGCGGCGAATCGGATTGCCTTATAGAAATTCCAGCGGGCGGATATTACCCCTCAACATGCAATTCAACTACTTATGCTTTTATCGATTATTTTCTCGAGGACGGACGCGATATCCTTTCGGTGGGATCAATTACCGCTGATTTTAGCCTTGATTCCGGGATTACTTATGAGATGATCAATCTCGGTAAATCGGCGCGTATACGATTTTATAACGGTTCGGGGCTTACACAATATATCCGCAAACTCAGAATCGTGGGATCAAGTGTTATTGCAATCAAGGCAAAAAGCAAAACAACGTCTACCGATACAGGGATAAACCCGTATGAGTATGAAGCAAAATATCTCACTACAAAAGCAAGTGCAGATAAACTTGCGAATCTATTGAGATATGTTTTTGCAAATAACGAGGCGGGGTATAATTTTAGGGCCTTCCATGGCGTGCTCTATCCCTCAGATACGCTCTATCCCTCAGATACGCTCTATCCTCTTGGCGAATTGATCACGCTGGGGGAAGTCATACGGCTTTATGACCCCCTATGGTCTGGGCTTGATGTTAATATCGGGATTACCCGCAAAAGATGGATATTGGGCAAGGATGGCGCGGATTTTGAGGGTATGGGAATCGGTACGATAAATCTATCAGCGGCTACGACTTACAATCCCGTCGCACAATTGCCGCAAACACCTGTGACATCAAGTTATCCCACACAAAAGGCCCTCTCCTCTCTCACCGATCCCGTTGATTTTAATGGGCAGTATGGGATTTACGGCGGGCATCGATATAAAGGGACAATGCCGACTACTTGGGCGCTTGATGATTCTCCTCGCACTTTTGCAACGCTTACAGACGCACAAGCCTCTGCGCTTGCTGGTGATTTATTTCTTGATGCCTCCTTGCTTTATCGTACAACAGTCGCTGGTGCCTCAATTACGCTCGCCAATTCAGTGCGACTCACTCCGAAACGCTATTCTGATGTGGCAGATGCAGCAGCTCTTGCGGCACTTACGGGTATGATATATGGTGATACTGTTTATCGGACTGATACACATCAATGGTACGTGTACACCACGTCTTGGATTGCCGATGGCGCACCACAGCTTACTACTGGGGATATTGTTACTTATACCCCACATTATCTAGGCCGTTACAATGCCGCTCATCCCAC